CGCGCGCTGGGCAAGATCTACGGCGCACACTGCCTCGAGCTGAGCCCGGTCTTTCGCGGGGCTACACCCGGCGCGGGCATCATCAGTCCGTCCCGCGCGCTGGTCGTCGACGAGCGGGGTGGTCCGCCAGCCTGGGCGCTGCATACACCAAGCTTGCGGACCGCCGCGCTGCTCGCCGAGGCCGACCTGCTCGATCGCCAGACGGCGCTGCTGCTCGAGGAGCACACCCGCGGCGTGCACTTTCCTGACGTCACCGCGCGCCGCTACGTCCTGGACGTCGGTCCAGACGACGACTGGGACGTCGAGCGGGCTGTCAAGAAGCCGACCGACGACGATCCCGATCCGGACGGCGACGGGGACGACGACCGCACGCCTGAGGGTGACACGGACCACTCGCACTGGACGCCCGACGGCAAGCCCAAGTTCCGGCGAGTTGTGCCCGACGACACCGAAGACGACCCCGGCCCGCAGCCGCCCGATCCGGAGCCTATGCCCGAGCCGCAGCCCGAGCCCGATCCCAACCCTGAGCCGCAGGAGGTGCGCGCGTCCATGACCAGTACCGCTCCCGCCGATCCCGAGTCGGCCGTTCACGAGGGACCCGCGTCGAGTGGGGCCGCCGCTTTGAGCAGCTCTGCGGCAGCCCCCCCGGCGTCGGAAGCACCCCCGCCTGCTAGCCGCGCGGCGCCTGAGCCCGCCGCACCGGCGGCGGCGGCGGTGGTGCCCATCTGGCATGCCGAGGTGCGCGGCGCGCTCATCGAGTCGCAGCTGGCGCCGGACGGATTCGACGGCGACCCGCTGACCCGACTCCGCGAGCTCGGCCGCGAGCTGGAAGTCGAGCGCACCTGGGGCGGCTGGGGCCGCCGTTATCGCGAGGAGCTGTGCCGCGACATCGAAGCCGAGGGTGTGCGCGCCTTCGGCGCCGAGACCTGGAGCAGCTCCAGGGCGGCGTACGTGCCGATCATCGAGCGCGGCACCGCCGACGATCTGCTCGCGCTGCGCAAGCACTTCCAGGAGCAGGCTGCCCAGCGGCTGCGCGGCGGACGGGTCACCCGTGACGACGATCCGTCAGCCACTCCGCGTTCGGAGGACATCGCGTCGGCCAACCCGCGCAAAGTGCCCTCCTACGCATATCGCTCATGAAAGCCGAGAGAGAGGAGAGGTAGCCCATGCCTGCTACTGGCCGACTTGCCATCGGCTTTGACGATCAGCGTTACAACGCGCAGACGTTCTGGGCTGACGGCACAACGATTGTTTTCAGCGCGACGGCACCAGGCGGTTCGGTGTCGGTAGGTCTGGCCGTGACGTTCGCGGCTGGCACCGACGTCGTGGGGCTGTGCGCCGACGGGGACGCCATCGTCGGCAAGCTCCTGAAGGTCGAAGCTGACGGCGCGTGCACGATTCAAAACAAGGGCAATTGCACGCTGCCGGCTGGCAACGCGGCGACCGTGACCCCAGGTCTCAGGCAGGTTGGGGCGCTCGGTGCGGCCGCGGCCAAGGGCTACATCCGCGACGTGAACAGCGCTACGGCGGCTGAGCTCGCGAAGATGGCGCCGATTGCCTGGGACAACGTGGACATGACGAAGGTCGTCGTAGACCTGGGCGGCTAGGCCGGAAAGGAGAACCACACGTGGAAACAACCCTTTCGCCGGCGACCGTTCAGATCCGGCGACAATCGCCTGAAGACACGATCCGTGTTCTCGGGAACAACGGATCGCGTCTCTATCGCGAAGCCGCTGAGCGCGGCATGAATCTCTCCCAGTATCTCGAAAACGTCGATCCTACGGCTGAACGTGAATCTGCCGAGGATCGGGCGCTCGACGCATTCGAGCGTTTGGTCCGTGCGAGCGGCATTGTGCTCGCGCCCGTGCCGGAGCTCGGGCTCCACGCGTCAACCTGGCAGGAGTGCCTCGCCGCGCCAGAGCGTCGCGCCCTGATGCCAGAGTTCATGGCGCGGGTGTGGCGTCGCGCACAGCGTCTGGATCCAGTCGAGCAAGCTCGTCTGGCGATGACCCAGATCGAGGATCTTCCTGGATCGCAAACGCGCGCCGTGCTGATGTCTGGCGACGCGGCGCTCGGTTCGTTGGTCAATCCCTGGTACGACAACCCGGAGATTCGGGCGAAGCGCCTGGTGCCGCCAATCCCGCTCGAGCGCCTGGTGGCTCGCACCACGGCGATCGACAGCGACGCCTACCGCACGCTGTACATCACGGATGACTTCGGGACTGACGCGTATCGCATGAAGCGCATCGCTGAAGGCACCGAGATCCCCCGCACCTCGCTCGTCACTGGTGAGCACACGCTGCGGATCTACAAGTTTGGGCGTGCGCTCCAGGCGACGTACGAGCAGCTTCGGCGTCAGCGTATCGACCGGATCGCGTTCATCATCGCGCGTATGGCTGTTCAGGCCGAGGCCGACAAGGTCACGATCGCGCTGAACACGATCATCAACGGCGACGGCAACGCGAACACGTCAGCCCTGGTCCTGAATCAGACCGCACTGCACCCTGGTTCGACCGCAGGCACGCTGACGCTTCAGTCGTGGCTGACATTCAAGCTCCGGTTTGCCTTGACGTACCAGCCGGACATCGTCCTCGGTCAAGAAGCCGCGGTGATGCAGCTGTTGCTCCTGCCGGTGTCGGTTGGCGTCCAGACTCCCTACGCGATGCTTCCGGCGAACGCGCTCGGCACGATCACGCCGCTCGCCAATCAGCTGAACATCGCGATGGAATACGGCGTCACGGCAGATGCGCCGGCATCCAAGCTGGTCGCGCTCCAATCCAGCGGCTCGCTCGAACGCGTGACCGAAGTGGGTGGCAACGTGTCCGAGGTGGACCGGTTCATTAACAACCAGACGCAGCTGCTGACCATGACCGAGGTCGAGGGCTACGGGATCATCGATCCGAACGCGGCTCGCATCCTGAACATCGCTGCCTGACGCATACGTCCACCACGAGGGAGGACTGATAAGCATGGCTGAATCCACGAGCTCCGGGTCGTCGTCATCCACGACAACCGCGAAGACTGCATCCGCGCCGGCGCCGACGCCGGCTCCTGGCGCGACGATGGCGACCGTAACGACAGAACCGCAGCCTGTTCCCGCAGAAGGGTCGACCGTCATGCACCCGCCGTTGCCGCAGGCAGCTGGTGGTCCGCCGGCCGAGGAGGATAAGAGCACCGCTGACGATCACGAAAAGGCGAACTCCAGGACCGAGGGCAAAGAAGAAGCGGCAGCCGCAGCCAAGACGATCACGGTCGAGTCGGCACTGACGGGCACTGACGCGAATCGGGTCGCACTGTACGAACGCGATCCAGCGCATCCCAACGGTGAAGCGTTTGTCGGCCCAGGCCACCAGGTCGAAGTGGCTCGCACAGCTGCGGTCGAGGCGCGTCTTCGGGCAGGCATCCTGCGCGAAGCAGGCAGCAAATAGGCGTGCTCGATGGCTGAATCGAACAGCAAAGGCAAAGTAGACGATCGTGAGCGGGAACGCGCCCGCTCGCGCGGCGTCGCAGAATCCCAGCTCGACCGCTGGCAGGCGAACGTGTTCTGGGCGGTGTCAGGACGAACCGACGATCGCGTCGTGCTCTTTGAGCGCGATCCGATGCATCCCGGTGGCGAGGCGTTTATTGCTGGTCCAACACCCGACTTCGTCTACCGAACCGGGCAAGTCAACCAGTTGCTGATGCAGGGGTTGATCGTCGAAGTTCCCGAGCCCAGGCGCACGGTCAAGGTCATGCGCGATGGGCAAGAGGTCGAGATCCCCAATCCGCGCTACCCCGTGAATACGGGGATCGAAACTGGCGATTCCGCCGCTGCTCAGCCAGGCCGGCCAATTCCATTGGGCCGAACGTTGGACCCCGATCTCTTCGATGCTGGGGAGATCGCGGCAGTCGAACGGCGGTTGTCAGGTCGCCCGACCGAACTTACTCCGACAGGGGCGTACGTCCCGTCTGCGTCCGAGGTAGAGCGGCCGGCCTGACCGTGCCGACTGATCTTCTGACGCCAGGGGATTACCCAGGATTCCAGGCGTGTCTATTCTGACGCCCGCCGACTATCCCGAGGTTCGGGCGGCACTGAGCCCGGATCTCGGTCCAGACGAGCTGCCAGACGACATCATCCACCGCGACGTCTACCAGGGCGCCGCGGAGGCGGAGGTGCTCGCGATCGACCCCGACGCGCTGGTCCACACCGATCCAGCCGATCGCGCCCACGTGCGTCTGGCGACCATCTATCTGACAGCCGCCCGCCTGGCGCTGCGCCTGACGCAGATCGCCAGCGAGCGCTTCGCGCAGTACGCGGTCACGCTCGTGCCCAAGGATCTGAACGCGCTCTACAGCTTCCTGCGATCCCAGGCGCTCGAGGAGCTCGGCGCGATCAGCACGATCCCGGACACGCTGCCCGAAAGCGTGCTGCCGCCGGCAATGGTGCTCGCCGCCGGTGGCCGCGGCGATGTCCGGCCGGGGTACAGCCGCCCGCCCGTGGGCCCCAGCTGGGGGTAGTCAGGTCGCGTCATGACGATGGAAGTGCTGGCCGGCAACGGGCTGCAGAGCACGCTCAGCGCCGCGATCGACGCCAGCACGACCGTGATTCCGATCCAGGCCGCCGACGCGTCAGCGTGGCCTGGCAGCGGCGTGTACCGCGCCGTGCTGTTCAGCGACGCGACGAACGGGCCCTGGGAAGTCCTGCGCGTCACGGCCGGGCAGGGCACCGCCACGCTCGGCGTCGAGCGGGCGGCCGAGCCGTTTCGCGGCGTTCGCACCGCGCGCGCCTGGGCCTCGGGCACCAGCATCGCGGCGGTTCTGACCCACGATGGGCTGAGCGCGTTGCTGCAGGTCGCCACGCTCAGCATCCAGCTCGAGGAGTTCCTGCCCACTGGTGGGGCCAACCAGGTGACGCTGAGCATGACGCCCAACCCGGTGTTCATGGTCTCGCGCAACGGAGTGATCCAGTCACGCGCGGCGGGTCATTACTCGGTCACGGACAAGACCGTCACCTTTGCGGGGGGCTTCAGCGGCAGCGAGCGGGTGGTCATCAGCTACGCCACGACGGGGCCATGACGTCATGACGGTCATCGAAGCTTTCAGCGCGACACCCATGGTGCCCGGCACGCAGCCGGCAGCCGTGCAACGCGTCTCCAACGAGGCGGTCAACTTCGACATGCCGCGGCCGAATCTGCTGCAGAACGGCGGCTTCGAGGACTGGCCGCTCGGCCCAGGCCCGTTCGATCAGAGCGACCAGGAGACCGCCACCGGCTGGTTCCTGATGGCCAACGCCAACGGCGAGGTCGCCAGTGTCGAACAGGAAGCCTCGACCGCGCCAGCCGGCTCGGCGTCGGCTGCCAGGTTGCACGGCACCAGCGCCGCGGCCAATCTGCTGGCGCAGACGATCGACCCGTCGGTGTGCGCGCTGAACGGCACTGACGTGTCGCTGTCGTTCCTGGTCAGCGCACCCCTCGGCGCGCAGGTGCAGGCCGTCGTCGGCGTCATCGGCGCGTTCGGCTTCACGCTGCCCCAGCCGCTCGATGGCACCGATGACTGGCAGATCGTGCGGCTGCTGGGCTCGATCCCGGCCGGCCCGCCCGTGGGCGTCACGGTCGTGCTGGCAGGCATGGGCCAGTTCGACTTCTCGTTCGACAACGTCAGCCTGGTCGTCGGCGCGATCCCGGCCGATTACCAGCCCACGCTGCCGACGCCCGGACCGACGGGGCTGCCGGGCCCGCAAGGGCCCATGGGCGCTCAGGGCCCACCCGGACCGATGGGGCCGGTCGGACCAGAGCGCGTCTGGCGTGGGCTGTGGGACGCCAACACGAGCTATGCGGTCAACGACATCGCGACCTGCGACAACGGGTGCGCCTACGTGTGCATCATGGACGTTGCCGCGCCGGCGCCGGCCGAGCCGGAGGACGATCCCAACCACTGGGACCTGTTCGTGTCGGCGGGTCAGCCAGGCGCGCCCGGCCCGCAGGGCCCAGCTGGACCGCAAGGCGCCGAAGGTCCGGCCGGCCCAGAGGGTCCGCCTGGAGCGGTTGGCCCGGCTGGCCCAGAGGGTGCTGCTGGCGTGGCTGGACCGAAGGGCGACGCGGGGCTCCAGGGGCCAGTTGGCCAACAGGGACCGCAAGGCGACCCCGGCCCAATCGGACCGCCCGGTGCACCAGGCGCGGTGGGGCCGACGGGAGCGGACGGTGTCGCTGGGCCGCAGGGCGACCCCGGCCCGGCCGGGCCGCAAGGCCAGCAGGGGCCACCGGGCGACGCGAACGCGATCTACACCAGCACGTGGACCTGGAACAGCCAGAACACCACTCCGCCCAACAACATGCAGGTGCGCACGGACACGGTCGACTGGTTGAGTGCGACGAAGCTCTGGGTCGACGACAACAACGTGAGCAACGTCGATCTCAGCGCCGAGCTGCGCGCGGTCGAGGTCGGCGACAACATCCGCTTGCAGCAGAAGACCGACTCGACGCGCTGGGTCAAGTACGAAGTGATGCAGCCGCCCGTGGATCAGGGCACCTACTTCGAGTACACCGTCAGCGTCCTCGACGGGCTTGGGGCCTCGCCCAACAGCGGCGCGGACGCCATCCTGAGCATCCTGGCCGAGGGCTCGCCCGTTCCGCAGTGGTACACGGGCAGTGGCGCGCCACTGCCCACGCTGGGGCGACCTGGCGACATGTACGTCCAGGACGACGGTCAGCTCTGGTCGTTCGACAACCCGGAGACGGGACCGTCGGGCTGGAATCAGACCTCGACCAACATTCGGGGGCCGGTGGGCGGGGTCGGAGCGAGTGGCCCGGTCGGTGCGCCGGGCGTGGATGGGGCGACGGGTGTGGCCGGGCCACAGGGTCCAGCGGGGCCGATCGGCGCGCAGGGTCCGGCGGGTCCGCCAGGTCCGCAAGGCGACGTCGGCCCGGCGGGTGCGCAGGGCCCAAAGGGGGATGTGGGCGCCAGCGGCGCGCAGGGGCCGCAGGGGGCACAGGGCCCAGCCGGCGCGGATGGCCTCCAGGGACCGCAGGGGCCGAAGGGGGATGTAGGCATCGCGGGTGCCAAAGGCGACACGGGACCGCAGGGCGCGGCCGGGACGGCCGGGGCGCAGGGGCCGCAGGGCATTCAGGGTCCGGCCGGCCCGCAGGGACTGCAAGGACCGCAAGGGTCGATTGGCGTACGCATCGTCGGCTCTGCCGAAGGCGTGCAATCAGGGCCATCGACCACCTCCGCGACCTATGCCGACATTCCGGACATGACCGTCACGGTCAATCCCGCCGCGACGTGC